ACGGGCACGCTTCATTATATGCCTTTTAGCCGCTTCACGATCTTTACCAAGTCCGTAAGCCTGAATAGCATTCCGAAGATCGCCCACATCACGAATAGGGTACGAGCCATCAGGAAGGGCTAGACCTCGCTTCGCATAATCCATACGGCGGGCACGGGTGTAGAAACGCTTCTCTTCAATAGACTCAAAAGACTTCTGAGTGCCCTCTACCCGCTCAACAATATCTTTCGCCCACGTATATCCGGCATCGCCGCCCCACAGTGCCCAAGCGATCCGACCATTAGATGGGAAACCCTTCTCGCCGGGACGATAGCCCTCAGCCTTTGAATCACTCTGATGACGATCAAAATACGCCTTCACTCTCTTGACCGTGCGATAAGGAAGATTCTTACCATTCGCAATATCACGAGCACGAGCAATGCCGACCATCGTTCCACCACGGCCAGTCTCACGACGCCACTTCAAACCCTTCTTGGCTTCTTCAACCATACCAGCAGTAGGTTTAAACGAATCGCTAGCAGCAGCCTTACCTGAAACCAGCCCGCCTCCGGGCAAAGTTTCAATACCACGAGGGCCACGCTCACGCAGATTCTCCCAAACACGACGATCAACGACCACACGGCGTGCCGGTCGCTGTGCCCTCAAAATACGAGAACGACCAGCGCCAGCATTGCCGTGAGCCGCATTATGTTCTTCAGGTGTAGAACATGGTGCCCAAACACCCTGACGGATTTGGTGAGCACCAGTACAACCTAGGCGAACAGCCGCCATTTCGGCTTCATCACGAGTCTTGAAAACGCCCTTGGTTTTAGCAGCCTTAAGGGACATCATGTCTTCAATTGCTTTACGCCGTGTCTGGGTTTTCTTCCATTCACGGAAAGCAGGGTTACCTAACTCAATGAGTTTCATCAAGTCACGTGGAGACTCGCAAGGACCCCAAGCATCGTCACCAACTCGGTGCGAACCAGAACAGCCCAAAATGCGTGACAGTTCTTCCGCTAGTTTCTTTGTTGGTACCGTCTGCCCAACTAAGGGGTCCTTAGCCATTTTATTACTCCATGTTAGTAAGCATAAATAGAATTAGAATTCTTCACATAACTATTATATGCGCCTGTGTAGATTGCGTAAGTCTCCTTCACGGAATCATCGAAGAATCCCGACCGGTGAAGATGACTCTTAAAGTCTGGGTATGTAATCGAAGAAAGTAGATACTTTCCGATAACTTCCCACTCCGCCTTGCTAACCACAATGCGGAACTCGTAGTCTCGTTCCGGAGTGACAATGATTTCGTGAGAAACCTCTGCCGCCTCCATCAAATTTTCAAGATACTGGCGATGACGGGTGCGAACAACCATCTCATTTCCAGAATAGTCTTCGACAACCGAATAAGCGCCATGCTTTGTGTACATCCACATAGTTTTCTCCTTTCGTGTGAATCTTACAATTATAGCACGGCTCCTACTTGTCTGTCAACTTAACCCACTTCAAGTCTTTGAACAACTTAGCATCATCGACAAATTGGCGGATATATTTAGGACTTGCATCTCCACGAGAAACAATCTCCCATTGCTCAGCAGGAGGTCGCTTCCCGAAGTCGGCCCTAAACTGTTTATGGTCTCTTGAAGCAAAAGAATCAGGCTTCAAGAATACTTTCAACGTTTCATTTTTCGGGTCCCAAGCCCAAACACGCTCAGCCGCTAAAGGACTGAACCCCAACTTGCTTCTATCGGCAGGGCGTGCCCGCTCCAGAGCCATAGCCCGCACAGGAGTTATCGGAAGATCGAAAGCAAAAATCATTATGAATCATCTCCAATATAAGCAGACTTCACAGCGGCAAGTTCATCTGAAGACAAAGGAGATATAACAAGTCTAGTAAAAGGGTCTCCAGCAGGAGTTAACCCACCCTCTTCAACAGTAAAACTGATATCTTCTCCGTCAACTTCTGGTTCTAGTGTGATTGAGTCTGTTGAAAACTTTACATCATATTCTTCGTTGGTATTAGTTCTAACTCTAAGCGAGCGTGGATTGGAAGTTGAGGTAATCGTAAGACCATTGACAACCATCGCCTCCTCACCGCTAATCTTTATGCGGCCCTCAATATCTTGAGGAAACTCAATACTTCCAAAAGGATTAACTTTTTTGTCCAACAAGAAGAAATGCGCTTTAGTGAACGGCACAAAACGTAAATAGCCCTCTTCGTTTTCTCCTTCGTCTGTAAACCATTTCGGAAGTTTTTCTAAATCTAACATCTGCACCCTGCCTTTCTTCTTTACATTATATCCGGATCAAAGGTGCTAGTGCTAGTTGTAGACGGAGTATTGTCTGATACGTTAATGTCTGCGGTCTTGAATGTTTCTAGTTTTCCAGTGATCTTTGCACTCGGAAGTTGTGCCCGCTTAACAACTGGACCTAACTTCATGACAGGACCGTTCGGACCTTGCTCCCAAACCACGAAACGATATCCCGACCCACTCTTCACAATAATGTTTCTGCTATTCAAAACGCTCAAATCAATATTGCTGTCACGGATGTCGCTTTCAAGCGATTCAAGACTTGTTGACGATACATCACCTAAGTTAACCATAGATTCAGTCCACGGAACCTGATGAGGAATGTACACCTCATTCGATGAAGTGGATGTTTGATTGCCATTAACATAATGTTGCCATGGACCACCAGTAGAACTCCACTTCTTAGGTGTCGAACTATGAGGGTTACCCCACACGTCAAAGTCGGCCCACTGGGCATCTAATTTACCGACCATATCATCGCTAAATAAAATTACACCAGAAGAACCATCAGCGCCGCTAGTAGCGTGGTCTGCCATACGTAGATACATACCTTCACCTGAACCGGTAGCGGCGTCGGTATCTCCAGACATACCTGATCTATTGGAAAACGCTATAGCACTCTGCGACTTTTCAGCCCTATCCAGAGAACCGGTATGTGATCCATCAATGAACAGTCGGCTAATCAACTTTTGTCGCTCGTCAGAGCCGCCAATACTGATGTTCTGGTTAGAGTAGAACCACGGTACTTTAGGAACATTACCAGTGTGCTTATCGGATTGCCCTAATTTTTCTGCCCGTAACTTTCCTAATTCTGTTGCCGCCCGCTTTGATGCTTCGGGAGTTAAAGTAACATGCGCCTTGCCTCCTGCCAGTGAATAAGAAATATCTTCGGGCTTAATACCGAAAGCAGATAAATTACTTAACGCCGTGCTAATTGTTTCAGGACTATCGTAGTCTGTACCATATCCACTATGATAAGTCGGTGAAGGATTCTTACCTGCATCCATCTTTGTGGCATGTCGCAAGAAGTCACGAGCCAACTGATCCCTGATTTGTGTTTCTGTAGGAGGCGAAGCGTCAACGCCAATTTTAGCAAAAATGCTTTCAATGCTAGCCTGCGTTGCAGTGCCGTCCTTTAGAGATTCCCTAGTATCCCCGCCAACAAATATACGGACACGACGGTTTAGCCCATGCTCTCCACCTTGTCCATTGGCTACTTCAGGGTAAACCATCACCTTAACATCACCAAAATCCGCAACCCGTACAAGGCCATCGTCACTAGGAATAAATTCATTACCACTCCCCGGACCATAAGAAGAGGAAAGGGTAGTTCTTCCAGCACTATCAAACTTAGTCTTTGAAATAGTCGTACCGTCTATAGATGAATCAACCTTCAAAGTAGGTGAGTTCGTTCCAGAAAAATGAAACACTGTTTCCTGTGCGTCTGAAATTTTATAAGATGGGATATCACTAGAGTCAATCTGCTCAATCAAATTCTGGTGTGCTTCAGGGGAAAGGTTTAAAGAGAACTCGGCATTCTTAACAAACTTCGCCTCTCCATCGTTCACGCCGCCCTCATTTACAAAATGTCCAGCAGTAAAGGAAACTTTCTGACCCTGAATTGCAGGACCGTCCAACGAAAACTCATTCACCACCGGCATTGGGCTATATCCGCCATCATCCTTGCTGTTTATCTGCGAAGGACTATTCATTGCCTTAACTACACCCTGCGACGAGGACTGTTGAATGTTGGTCACATCATTCGCTGAAATGGAAAGTTTAGAAGCCAGTGGGCCAACACCTTCAGCATAAGTATCAGGATCGGTTGGATTGCCATTAGGGTCAGCAATCTTACCAAACTTAGAAGATGATTCAGGCGGAGTGAACATCTTAATGGACGGCGACAGTTCTGACTCTAACTCATCGTCAGTCAAAGCATCATCAGCAAAATCCTTACCCAGTGCAGTCTTCCACGCCCCGTGGCGTTGTGCAACAAAGTCAGAAATCTCTAACAAGCGGCCAGCCTCTTCCTCAGTTAAATTGCCAGCATCAACCTGATCCCGGATTCGTTTCTGAGAAGCCTCCACATCGAATCCGCTCAATGCTTTCTGTGTTTCAGCAATAATGGCTTTACGATCTTCAGCGGGAAGGTTTTTGATACTTTCACCAAACTTAGAGCCAAAGAACTCTTCGCCAAACTTTTCGTCGTGGGGCATGAACGCTTTACCAGCATCAAAGGCAAAGACTGATTTCTTGCCGTTAGCATCCACCATGTTGAGCCTGTTAGCGCCGTGGTTATCTGGCTCACCAATTAGATATTGCTGAGCAAGCATGGCACCCATCTGCTTATGGTTAATTGTTGACCCGCCACCTTCGTTCATGTCTAACACGTTACCGACATGCTGAATAATCATAGGGCGGTTGGTGGTATCACCAAACTTGGTAACCTTCTGTCCATAAGGCCCTTCAGCATCACCGCTAACGAGGTAGTCGTTGCCAGCAAATGTCACCTCAGGAACAGGAAGCCCCAAGTCTTGTGCCACAATCGCTGCTGAAGATTCAGACAAGTGCTCTTTATCGTTGCGAGCAGGCTTCTTTAGAACATAAATATTTCCAGTCTCCTCATCACGGAACATCTTAGTCGGGAACCCGACCTGCCCATTGATACCCTGATCGCCAATAGGAATCTCAACATAGCGGCTAACTGATCCGTCGCTAATAGAATCAAACATTTCATCATTAACATCAAAATCTGTTAAAAGAAACTCTGGATCGTTGAGGGCATCTACAGTTCCAGCATCTGCTAGTAACTGTGCAGCAGCCTCTCGCTTAGCGTTGTCGTTCTCGTCAACGGTTGTGGCAACTTTCTTAAGGGGTAAATCTGTCTGCTTAGACTTTTGAACCATATCGTTATTAGGAACGAGAGATGCCTTATGCTTCGTTGGAGTCAATGTATCTTCAGGAATACCCCCAGAAGATTTTGTCGGGCTAGAACTTGCATCTAAGTTGTTAATAACTGAAGTCTGGAACTTCTCATTCTTTTCCCCAGTAACACCGCCACTAGTAATCCACGAATCTAAATCTTGAGCAATCTTCAAATCACGTGCTTTACCAACAGTATTCGTGGTGTCTTTGTCAATGAAACTAGCCACATCAGCAGGATCAGCAAAAACAAGATCGTCTGTCTCGTCGTTTCCATCAATATTGAACTTATCTGCACCATTGCTGACCTGAGCAATGAAGAAATAGTTCTTACTACCGCCCCCGCCACCATACGATCCATTTAAGGCACCAACAACATTAACATCCTCTGCCGACAAACCTGTTTCTTCAAACAACTCCCGCATAGCCGCATCATGTACAGTCTCACCATTGTCAATTCCGCCCTTGCTGAAAGTCCAACCATAACCGTCAAAGTTGTCCTTAGTGTGACGCACCATCACACGACCCGTATCACGGTCTACTACGAGGACCCCAACCCGAGTCTTAGGATCGTTGATATCGAAATCGGGATCGTCAAACAAAGTTGCTGGATTGGCTTTTCCAATCTGCTCAGCATTAAAAGGCTCATCATCATAAATGTTTTCTACATACTTGTAATTACTTGCCGTAGACTTTACACCCGTGACATTGCTAGCGCTCTCGTCAATGATACTGTCTGGCACATTCGTGGTATCATTGAGGTCAGGATTGTTTACAGCGTCCTCAACCTTACTCGCAGGATGGAACCCATCAGGATCAGGGTCACCCATTTCTAAATCTGCGTTATCAACTAGAGCATCTTGTTTATTCTTAGCGTCACGTTCTTCACGCTCCACGCCAAGCAACTCTCGTGCTTTCTTCATTGAGGCAGATGGAGGAGGCTCAAAAGGATCGTTCTTCTTCTTATCAAAAGATTCGATGTATCCGTCAAGTTCCTCGTCGGTCAAAGACTTTATAAAATTGTCAACCGGCTTGCCAAACTTATTGCGCTCTACAAAGAAGCCCTCTGTAGACAAGTCTTTGTTGGTCGGCGGCTGCTTAGAAACACCTCGCTGCTTAGCACGAGCACCCTGAATCATGTTGATCGCAGTAACACGATCTTGAAGAACCTTACTAGGAGGATCGCCAGCGGCCTCAAGCGCAGCAATCTCAGCGATATGAGCCTGCTTATAGTTCTCTAAATCTTCGTCAGAAAGACCCATCAAGAATTCATTAGTAGGCGTGGAACCACGTGCTTTTACGAAACCCTGCGAAGAGTAATCTACGCCGGGAGAAGGCAACTCATCGGCAGGAGTCTCAATATCTACCGCACCAGCCGCATCGCCAGCATCGCCCGGAGGGTCTTCAGGAGGTTTGATCGAACTTACAATAGAATCACGGCGGTTCGGCGCAAGCCGACCCACGAAATCTTCGTAATCTCCATCAAACGACCCGTCATCTTGGGCACGCTTTAACTCGTTGAGTTCTAACCAGTCGTTATACCGCCGACGCTCAACACGAGCATTCCCGCTGTTCTTATTAACCTTCAAGTACTTACGAATATCTTTTTCAGAGAAATCGTTGATACCCTTACCCAAGCGGTTTGCCCAGAACCCCGACAAATCGTTAAACTCTGCCTGAACAGCATTATCTAACTTGCCCTTATCGTCATCAGACAAATCACGAAGTTCAGGAACGTCTACCTTCTTGCGACGACCGCCAATCGAAAGTTGACTAAAGTTATCAAGATTTTTAGGCTTACGTGCCTCATCAAACTTCTTAGGTGCGCTAGGCTTAGGAGCAGCAGACGCAGCCGGACGGCGCTCACGCCGATCACGGCGAGAAGTATCAGGATCAACAAAATCAGCCAACCTATCCATGATGTTAGCAATAGCATCAAGGATACGACGGCCAATACTACGATCTTTCTCATTCTTCGCAGGATTATCAGTCAGACGGCCAGCCTCCAAACCAGCAGCCTTCTCAACAGCCTTATACGCCTTCTGAATCTCAGGAATATCAGGATTCTGGAAATCCTGATCGTCCAACACATTCTTCAAATTATCCAACGCATCTGCCAACGGCTCACCACTAAGCAAATCACGATCTTCATCAGTCAACTGAGCAGCGTTGCGACGCTCGGCAATACTAGGGCCAATCTTCCCCGGACGCTTATCCTCAGTCTTATCCAAAACGTTAGCAAGTTTATCCATGACATCAGCAAGACCATTCAAAGCATTATCATACTTTTCCTTGATTGCTGCGCCAAGACGCTCACGCCGAGAACCCCGCTCCAGCCTACGCTGACGACGCTTCTCCATAGCGTCCTCAATACGGATACCCAAATCGACAAGACTATTCACGACAGTACGTGGAAGAGAATAGCCACAGTTACGTCCAAACTGGTCAGTAATGCGGCCACCATAACGAGTTCCCGGAGGACACCTGTAACGGTTCAAGCCCGGATCAAACAAAGCCCTAGAACGGCCACCAGCACGACGTGCGCCACCACCAATCCGCTTTACCTGAATGTTTTCACGGTTAGCCGCAAAGATAGCAGCCCGAACCTCAATCAACTCGTGATAGTTAGCGGTTCGATGTGTGAGAGAGGTAATCGTCTTGGTGGACAAGAAAAAAGGGTTTGAAGTCTTCCCCTCTGACATGATTTCGTAAACAGGTGCATCTTTTGCACGGCGAGGAGCAGACCGAGACAAGAATGTCTCGTACACCCAGCGAGGAACTGTAAGCGACTTGCCACCAGCAGTCTGAACACGAATCAACTCGTTCTTACTAGCACTAACTTCAAACTTGTTGTTTTTAAGTTCACCAAACTCAACAGTCAACCTACCGTCTGTCCCGTCCGCATAATTACGAATAGCAGCACTAGGATCAGGTAAGTCTGCGGCACGCCGCAAAGAAGTCGGGAACACACGACGCAAACTTTCAACCTCGGTAGGAGACAACTCTCCGCCAACTCTACTCACACGTACAGCACCAGACTCAGGAATATCAACATAGATATCACGAAGACCGGTAGAGAAAGCAGGAACAATATCCTTACCAATTTGACCGCTCTCATAACGATCAATCAGTGTACCATCAGCCAAGTCGTCAAACTCATCAAGTTTACCAAGAGCCTGCAATGAAACAACAGGTTCAAGGATCACGCCATCCCTACGGACAGCACGAACTGAAAAGTCTTGCTCGTCGGCTCGGGCAAGAACAGTGTTAATTGAAATCTGGCGGCGAGTTGGGCTACCCTTCTTAGGTGCTACAGGAATCTGCGCCGCACGAATAATATCATAAGGATTACGGTTGCTGCGAAGATCGCCAATCTCACGCACAAGCGAAGCATCCCTAGCCAAAGCAGCCAAAGCACGCTGAGCGCCAGAAGAAGGCGAACCTACACCTTTACCCGGAATACCCAAAATTTGTGCACCACAAGTACTGAACTGTGCGTTCGTAAAAGTGCCGCCCTTCTGGAAACCCGGAGGACAACGGAACTTGTTGCGTGCGCCTCTACCAGTACGGCCAGCACCACGAATCAAACGACGGCCACTCGGCAAACCACGACCACCACCCGGAGTTAAAGTTTCATAAATCTGAGAACGGATAGGACTGCGAATATCTGAAATGTCGCCCGGAAGAATAATTGTACCAGCAGCCTGAGCCGCCTGACCTGCACGGCTAGAACTACCAAAAACGCCAACACGTTTTTCGCTGACCTCGCCATTAACCGGAACCTTCGCAGTATACATGGCGAACATAGCCGCCTTCATGTCAACAGCGGATTGACGGCCAGCAATAGGCTGTACTAAAACACCACCGAAGTCTCTAGATTCACGAACGGCAATGCGTAAAGGTGAAACCTCAACAATTTCGTTATGTGAAAGCAACTGTGCTGACTTGGCACGACGAGCAGTGCTCCTAACACGCCGAACACTGCGACTACGACGCTTTCCACCTCGGCCACGACCACGCTTGCCCTTACCTTCGTTTGGCCACTTACCGGTAATTTCGTGGTGAAGCCAAGCACAAATACGCTGAGGCTTGCCACCAAACTGCGGCTTGTCCATCAAAATAACGACACAGCGTCTGAAGCCTCCCGGCTTCTTCATGATAGGACGCCAGTATTTTAAAAGTTCTTCAAGATTACCACGCCGAGGACCACGGCCACGAGTGAGACTAGTTAACTCGTCTGCGTTGGGGCCGATTTCTGGTCTTTTAATTTCAGTCAGCATCGACATCCCTACACCTCTCTAAAGGTCTAAACTCGTAAACTTCGTCGTCAATCTCTAAGTATTCTACTTCGTCCGTGTTGTACGTTGAGCCAAGAACCACGCTAGAACCGACGTTGAAAAGGGCTTCATTGGCAAGGCTAATTCTTTTCCCTACTTCTGAGGGTTTCATAGCAGCCTACCCTTCAATCAGGAGCCTTCACCCTCCATAAGAGTGCGAAACTCATCTAGTGCTGAAAGCAACTCAGCGTCATCTGACTTTTCACCATCCGCCTCAGGAGCAGGTGCTTCAGACTCATCCATGAATCCTTCAGGAATCATCTCTTCAAGACCAAGTTCTTTTGCACGCTTCACGATGTGTGCCTTTGCAGCGGCAACATCCTTAGCACGACCATGGGCTTGAATAGCGTTCTTAAGGTCAGCCTCATCCGCAATCGGGAATGAACCATCTTCCATCGCCTCACCTGACTCAGCCATAGACTCCCGCTGTTCACGAGAGTACATGCGCTTAATCTCAAGTTCAGCCTCAAGAGCCTTGATTTCGTCCTCTTCGCTCATGTCATACTCAAAGTCGTCAAGCATGTCATACTCGTCGTATCCAAGAACCTTACCTTCCACGGAAACGTAGAAGTCAAAACTCTTCTGGTCAGAATCAACTTCGACAACGTAAACATCTTCATCAGCGAAAATATCAACCATGATACCCATGACTTCGCCCTTAGCGTCAAGTTTCATGTCATCAAACGCCTTCACGGCAACCGCTTCGGCATCTGAAGAAGAAATGATAGTCAACTCTTCAGCCGACTTACCCTCAATGATTGTTTCATCAACACGCAACCAACCAAGTTCGTCGCCCTCACCTGACAAGAACACTTCAATGCAAGTGCCGTCTTCACGCTTGACATCGACAACGAACATGTCGTCAGTTGAAGAGTAGCCCGACCCGATAACTTCACCGGGGTGAGCACTCTTGACAACCGTCTCAATATCTGCAAGACCGGGAAGACCATCTTCAGGAGCGCAACCGCCCTGACAGAAGTCGCACGGCTGTGCAACAGACTTACGCTGGAAACCACACAAGAACTCTTCAGACTTTTCACCATCTTCAGGCTTAGCAGCAGTCAACTTCTCCCATTCATCGTGGGAAGCACAAGGCATGAACTTATCACCAGCACCGTGCGTACCTTCGCATCCAAGTGCGGCAGCACGTTCAAGGGCTTCTTCTTCAGTGTCAAACATGTCAGCCATGTCTTCAGCCTTTTCCTGCACGTCTTCAACATCTTCAGACTTTTCTTCGTCTTCCATATGCCCGCCCTTACGCATGGCGTTAACTTCCAAAGGACTGCGGCGACGATAGCGCTTGCCATATCCCTTGCCGGTACCCTCTTCAAAAACGTCTACTTCTTCGTAAGACTCTTTTGCGTCCATGTCTAGGTCGCCGTACTTCTCTTCAGAAATGAGTTCTTCGTCCTCTTCCATTTCCTTGAACCGAGTGTCTGTAAGGAAGATCGAAGGCTTCTTCTCTTCTTCCTGACCTACCATACGCATCATGAGTGATGCGGCCTTGACATCAACGGATTCAGCGGGGTCTTCAGCATCGACAGGAAGTTCAGCATCAGCGTCTACTTCCTCTTCCGCAACAACCTCTTCGGCTTCAACGGCTTCTTCTTCGGCATCGGCTTCTTCTTCGGCATCGGCTTCTTCTGCCTCTGCGTCTTCTTCGACCTCAGCGTCGTCGTCAGCGTCTTTGGTCTCAGCCTCTAGTGCTTGAGCAACCTTTTCAACCATATCGACATCTTCGTCGGCTTCGTCTGCTTCCTCAGTATCGTCAACGTCTTCTTCGGCTTCATCTTCATCATCAGCCTTAAAGCGGAACATCCAGCCCATTGGCTCCTTGGTTTCTTCATTGAGAACGTTAACCATCTCGTAGCCCTTTTGGTCTTCGGGATCAAGCGCAGCAAACGCCGCCTCATCTAGAAGATCGCCAGCCTCAACCGCTTCCTTGAAACGGATGTCGGTCATGAAGATAGAAGGTGCGCCCTTCTCATCCTCGTGCGCACCCTTCTCCTCTACGGACATAAGCGCTTCAATATCCTCAAACTTCTGAAGATCGTCATTCATGTTTTCACTCATTTTGAACTCCTATTGCTCGTGAGTATTTTACTCAACACCGTCTTCAGTGTCAAGGGTGGCGGGCTTTGAAACAGAAATCTCAGGATCAAAAGACAAACCGGCAAGAGCAGTTGCAACCTTGGCTAACAACTCTTCATGCTCAACCTTAGTTGAGAAATGCAAGTCAACTCCATCCTCTGATTTAAAAGTAAACACTGGAACCTCAGCAACTGCACTACTTACATCAAACGCTTCATTGTCAGAGCACTTAACGTGCACAACAAAACCTGACGTAACCTTCTCACCCTGTTCCATCGGGCGAGACATGGGGGCAGAAGTCAAGAAATTTTCAAGTTCGTTAATAAGAGACAAGGTAGCCTCACGCACTTCACCAGCACCACGAATCTTGAGCATTTCGTTATAGGCCATCAACAAGAGTGCCATCGGGTCCTTAAGGTAATCAGGCTTACGGTCTCCCCGCATCATGTGACCCTTTTCCTCAGTATCGCAAGAGCAAGCATCTTTTTCAGACTCACAACCACAGTCAGCACTCTTCGCTTCTTCCACTTCAACACCTTCAAGGTAGTTGTTGTGCGAATTGATGTTTGCATTTCCATCAAACTTCTCAAGAGCCTCTAGATACTCATCGTGTGTCTCACAGGGCAGATAGCCACCACCGTGAGAATGATAGCCTGAGCAACCAAAAGTCTTCGACCATGCTAGAGCAATATCGGGCGTAGCCCAAGTTCCCTGCTCTGGATTAGCGTCACGAATACCTTCAGGTTCCTCAGCATCCTTCTCATCTGGGTCCTTCACCATCATCGAAGTAGGTGCGTCATCTCCCACGGGAGTATAAGTTGTCATAGGCTTCACACGAGTTGGCTTACCAATCATGATCTGCTGACCTTCACGGTTGAACGTAGCCATCCAAATCATATTTTCACCAGTCTGGAAAACGACGTTATTGTCATTAATCTCTAGAATCTGGACCGGCTTACGAAGTGCTTGGGAAAGCATCCGTCCCATCATTGCAGACATCGCATCTGCACGATTAGCAGGAGCGTCCTTATCGTCGTCCATGTTGTACATTCCACCCTTCTCGGAAGTTCCTTCATTATCATCTTTGACAGAGATTGTGCCAGTCAACTGGTTGGCTCCGTGCAGAACCGGAGAAATCTCGTACAGTTCTACTTCCTTAAGCATATTGGCCTGACGAGAAGCATCAAAATCAGCATTAATCGTCTTATAGCCGATTGACCATTCCTGATCCATACCGTAAAATGCCACGTTCGCAAACGCTTCACGTCCTCGCTCGGTGTTGAGATTGAACTGAACCTTTGCAAAAAGACCACCGATACCAGCACGCTTCATCTTCTCGGGAAGGCGAGGGTCAGACTTCGGAACTTCGTAAATCTCCAGAACCTTACCAATTGGCTGATTCCAATCGTGGCCCCAAACAACACGAGGCTTACGGCGCTTCAATGAGCCATTAAACGCTCCAGAGACGACAACATCGCCAACTGAATCCTTATTGCCGATACCTGAGACAAAGGCTTCAACAATGCCTTGTGCCTTGTCGATACCGATCTGGCCGGAAATTGCTTTGAAATCAAATGCGGGATCAGTGTCTTCAGCGACATCTGCATACTCAACTAAAGTAGTCATGACTCTCCTTAAGGACATTGCAACATTAATATAGTATCCCCTCAGTGACTTACGTCAAGTAGGGTTTATATAAAAATGCTCAGGGGTATTTTATATATTTATCTGGTAAACTTCAACACGCAACGACAGTTGATAGTTAATGAAGGCGGAGCAACTGGGTCTTTCGGGAACCTAATTGGAACGCCATTCACAAAAAATGGGCTACTTACAGGCACAATGTCACCATGCAACTGCTTGTGCGGTATCCGAACTCGCTCATCTTTTAATGAAATCCACTGCTTATTCAAAGCAACATCGCTATTGCTGGCAGAATCAAATAGCCCTTGATTGTAAGGACCTAAAACAGCAGAATCTACAATCATTCGTTTGCGGTTGCTGCGTAATTTATTGAAAACCGCTTTGACTAAAGTTGCCGCCAAAATAGCCTTAAAGGCAACGTCTATGTCCCCGCCATCTTCTGCTTTCGCAACAGAAGCAGCGCCCAACGCCTGAGCAACTTGATTTTGAGTAGTACTATTGAATTCGTTTACCGTGGCTATGTGCTCTGAAACTGCCGCTTCTGCCTGCTGCTCTGTTACAGTGTCTCCAAACCCTTCTTGAATGTTGTCAGATACGGCCTGCTCATAGATACTGCGCATGGATGCTAGTAAAGGTGCAGTGCTCACGGCCAACTCGGTCATAGGAACTACAGAAGCAAAATTAGAATCTGTTCCTAAATTTAAAAAAGCAGTTGTTGTAGGGGTCGCAATAGCAGCGAGTGTTGTCTCTTCCTGAGAATCAATAATCTCATCTAACTGCTTAGAAACCTGAGCCTCTAAAGAATCAACCCGATAAAGTGCTTTCTGCTCCCACGGTGAATTCTTCGCTAAATCACCAAACTTTAGGCTCGTTGAAAAGGGGCGCTCTTCCTACCCTCCGGTTCGTCTCCCTCAAGTTCACTCGGAACAGCCGAAGCCGGAGCCTCAATATTTTGAGCACCAGTTACAGTACCGGCTTCCACAAAACCACCCGCTTCAGGACTAAACTCGGTTACTACAGACTGCTGTGCCTCTTGAGCCTGAACATCTAGAGGGACACCACTTTCTACACCGGTCTGCTCATTCATAGCCTTTTCGGTATTAGCGATTGGAGTCTGATTCGGGTTAGACAGCAACGAATCAGCAATGTCTGAAACGACCCGCTTGCGACCAGATGCTTCACGATACTCATTAGCACTAATAAGACCAGTTTGGAACTCAGTCAAATAATGACGTTCACGCTCCTGTTTTGCTAACACCAAGATAGGTACGTTAGCAGTATCAAAGTCCACGAAGTACGAATCGTCAATCTTGTCGAAAGAGCGAGCGATCAAATCAAGGTGAGGAGACATTGTTTCCATCCAAAACACCTTACCCTCTTCCATAGCATTAGAGAAAGTACGGTTAGACGAGTTACCAATAATTGACTCAGGTACACCAAACGCCGCAAGAATCTCTTCTTTTGTGATAGTACGCATCTGCACATAAGCAGCGTCACGTGGGCTAGCAGCAGTATCTACGAAGTCAGCACCATCGTCAGACGAAATCACACCTACAGAACCTGCACGACCAATGTTACCACGGAACCGTGATCGTAGTTCTTCCTTGTCTTCATCAGCAATTTCACTACGAAGAACAAGCAAACCACCGGGACGACCATCGTTAATCAGGAAGTTTCGGTTGTAAACTTTAGCCAAATTTTCAAGTTCGATAGCAACCCCCGCTGCTTCCATGGGTGTCATGGACAGATAGGGGTCAAGGGGATGAGGGCGTCGAATCCAAATAACATTTTCTGGCTTAATAGTACGCTTCTCTGTAGCGTTAATCTTTACCTCAAACCCTTTAACGAACTTAGATACATCCGGGATAGGAGATGTGTTTTGTGGAGGAAGAAGATGCAGAGCAATCGGTGCCCCGCCACGACCACGAACAATTTCAACAAACGCACCACGGCTGCTCATAAGCAACTGTGCTGAAAGCCGATACCGGAATGCGAAAGCATTCTCACCGTCATTAGCAGTATTATTGAAGAGTTTCAGCATCTGGTTGTTTGCCACAACTTCACCAAACGGGTTATTGTCCTTTCGGAAAATCATGGGTAGACGAGCCTGATTAGAGGCAATCACATCAATACATCTGAATACCCAAGTTACCTTAGAAACACCGTCTCGGTAAGCCTTTGTAATATCCCAGCCGTCATGATACCCTCGGTTCTCACCCAGAGAAGGACTGTA